GGATTATACTGTACAAGATAATCGTATTAAAAAACTATATGAGTTAGGTAAACAATTAAATTGGAATGTAGAAGAAGATGTAGATTGGAAACCAGAGTTTACAGGAATAAACGATGAAGAGTTTGAATGGGAAGATGGACAATGGGCAAACCATAAAGTGTATAAAACATTCGATAAAGAAACACGTATAGAATTTTTTAAAGATTTAAATAGTTGGGCAACAAGCCAGTTCTTACATGGAGAACAAGGTGCGTTATTAGTTGCTTCACAATTAGCATCATGTGCACCAACTTACAATGCTAAACTATATGCTGCTTCACAAACATTTGACGAAGCAAGACATGTAGAAGCCTTTAATAAATACTTACAACAAAGATTAAAAAGATCTTGGCCAATTGGTCGAGCACTAAAAGGTTTATTAGATAAGATACTAACTGACCCAAGATGGGATTTAAAATTTATTGGAATGCAAGTTGTGATAGAAGGATTAGCGTTAGCGGCGTTTAATGCTGCAAAAGAATCTACAAATGACCCAGTATTTAAAAGAATGTTAGAACTAATTATCCGTGATGAAGCACGTCATGTGACATTTGGAATAAACTATTTAACAGACTTTGTGACTACTTTAACTGAAGAAGAGAAATTAGATAGAGCACAATTTGCTTTAGAAGCTTGCACAGTAAGTAGAAATAGATTAAGAGCATACGATGTTTGGGAAAAATACGGTATGGACTTTGAATATACCGATGAATATCAGAAAGAAAATATATTCCAAACACAATTTCAAGATGTATTATTTAGTAGAATAATGCCAAATTTAAAAAAGATAGGATTACTACACGAAGAACTAATACCAGAATACGAAAAGTTAGGTGTTATGGGTTATGCAGATGGTGATAGTGATTACGAAACTAGTTGGGAAGAATTAAGTAAACCATTATGAAAAACTTTAGAACATATCTCAGAGAAGACATTGCAGTGTATAAGCCTCAAGATGAGCTTAAACCTGCCGAGTATGAAAAAATAAAAATCTTCCGCGATGGATGGCAAAGTATTCAATTACCAAGTCCACCTCCAGAAGAAACTGAAATAGACAAAGTGATTTCAGAATGTCATAGCGCAACTGAACGAGATAAAGAAGAATATAAGAATTGTGACTTAGATGCTTATTATTATATAAAAGATTATATGAAAAGTAACAATTTAGAATTCGACGAATCTACTCCAAAATATATTGGGGGTCAATGTGTACCAGTAGTAAGACATTATAAAAACTTTTTCAATAGACCAAGACCGTATCAAGTGGCTGCATTTCATAATAAAGAATTAAGAAGATTTAAAACAGGAACAGCAAGTACTCCTTCTTATCCTTCAGGACATGCTGTACAACCGTTAGTTGTTGCATTACATTATAGTAAAAAATATCCTGAACATAAGAACGCATTATTAGAAGGCGCTAAAATTTGTGGATATGGAAGAGTATTAGCAGGATTACATTATCCAACTGATTATGAAGCAGGTGTTAAACTTGCACAAGGATTGATGGAATATATAGATTATGATAAGTTTTAAAAGTTATTTATCAGAAGCAGATAAAAGAACTGTTCGTAAGAAAGGACAACATACTGGTAGTTCTAGTCATTCTGATTTGTATACAGATGAGGATCCTCGTGGTACAATACATGGATTAGGATTTAAAGATGCTGAAACTGCAAAGAAAGGTATTGCAATAATTAATAAAGCTGATAGAGAACACGCACACAAAGTACAAGCAACATTAGTTATGCAACAAAGAGCAAAAGAAGCTATTAAAAGAACAAAAGATCCGGAAAAGAAAGCAAACTTAAAACAAGCTTACACTATATGGACAGCGCATTTAGAAAAACTAAAAGCAAAAACTAAAGAGATGAACAAATGAAAAGTTTTAAAAATTATGAAGTAATAACCGAAGCCAAGAATACTCACATGACACATATTGAGGACTTGGTATTAGACGGTGGAGTTAAGGGGGCACGCCAGGCTATTCTAGCGCTAAGATCTTTGAGGGATATGCTTTCAGGTCATGCTAAATCACCAGTAGATGTGACCGTTAAATGGGACGGTGCTCCCGCCGTCTTTGCAGGAGAAGACCCAGAAGATGGACAATTCTTTGTAGCAAAGAAAGGTATATTTGCAAAAAATCCTAAGGTGTATAAAAATCACGATGATATAGATGATGACACAACTGGTGACTTAAATAAAAAATTAAAATTAGCATTTGATAATTTAAAAGACCTTGGGGTCAAAGGTGTTATCCAAGGTGACTTTATGTTCGATTCAGCTGATATAAAAACTGAAACAATCAATGGACAAAAAATGAAAACCTTTCATCCAAACACAATTGTATATGCAGTTCCAGTTGGAAGTAAATTAGAAAAAACTATTTCAAAAGCAAAGATTGGTATTGTCTGGCATACTAGTTATTCTGGAGCAACATTCGAAACTATGCAAGCAGAGTTTGGAGGAGATATAGTTGGTGGTTTAACAAAAAGTTCTAAAGTATGGATGGTGAATGCAGAACTAGAAGAACTATCAGGTAAAGCAACATTTACTGAATCTGATAATTTAAAAGTCACTAGTCTATTATCAGCAGCTGGTAAAATGTTCCAGAAAATATCTTCTGGTGTATTAAAAGAGATAGAACAGAATAAAGAATTAAATCTTGTTATAAATGTTTACAATAATACAATGGTTAGAAAAGGTGTAAGGATTACAAATACAAGAAGACACGCAGCTGGATTAATTAAATTTGTTGAAGATAGATATGCTAAACAAATAGATAAGCGTACTTCACAGAAAGGAAAAGATATACAAATAGCAAAAAGAGATGAATTATTAGCATTTTTTAGTAAAAAAAATCTAAAAAACTTACAAAATATCTTCGATTTACAGAATTTAATCGTCGATAGTAAATTAATTATTATAAATAAACTTAACAAACTAAATAATATTGGTACGTTTGTTAAAACAACGTCCGGATTTAAAGTGACCAACCCAGAAGGTTTTGTTGCTGTAGATCGCATGGAAGGTGGAGCGGTTAAGCTTGTTGATAGATTAGAATTTTCTGCCAACAACTTTTCCAAAGATATTATAAAGGGTTGGGATAATCCCAACTAAATGGGAACCGAGGATAAATGAAATCATTTAAAGACTATTTAGTCGAAGAAACAAAATTAGTAACTTTTGCATTTGGTAGATTCAATCCGCCGTCGATTGGTCACGAAAAGGTATTCGATGCAGTTAAGAAGTTATCACGTGGCGGTGTCTACAGAATCTACGCATCTAAGACAAACGACAAAAAGAAAAATCCCCTAGTATTCAAAGATAAAATTAAGTTCATGAGGAAAATGTTTCCGAAGCATGCACGTAATATTATGGCCGATTCAGATGTAAGAACAGTATTTGATATTGCTGTTAAGTTATATGACCAAGGATTTACAAAAGTACAAATGGTTGTTGGAAGCGACCGTGTTAGAGAATTTGATACATTACTAAACAAATATAACGGTGTAAAAGGTAGACATGGATTCTACGAGTTCGAAGGAACAATAAACGTTTTATCTGCAGGAGAAAGAGACCCAGATAATCCAGACTCAACTGAAGGTATATCAGCTTCTAAATTAAGACAATATGCATTAGATGGTGATAGAAAGAAATTTGCATTTGGTATTGGTACAGACGTTGCTTCTCTTGCAAACGATTTATATAATGCAGTTCGTAAAGGTATGGGATTAAGAGCAGAGTCAAGCCAACCACATACACAATTAGAAAAAGTTTCAGACATTAGAGAAGATTACGTACAAGAAAAGATATTTAGAATTGGAACTAAGATTCGATTAAAAGAAACTGGACAATCAGGTAAAGTTATTATTCGTGGTTCTAATTATGTTATAGCAGAATTCAATGGTAAAAAGAAAAGATGCTGGTTGGATTCTATACAAGAATTAGCTGGTGAATGGGGAACAGATGAGTTAACAAAAAACTATGCTGACAATACTCCAGGTCAAAAGAATATGTCTTCTTACAAAAAACTAAAAATGAAAAGAGAACATGATGGTTTAGAAGAAGACGCAAAAGAAGATTTTATAAAATTAGCTGCTAAAGGTTTCCGCGCAATGGCAAAAGAATTTAGGTCAGATAGAATGACTGCTTCTCTTGCAAATAAAGCTGCTGACCTTGCAACAAAAGGAATGGATGCGTTTAGAAAATGGTTTGACAATATACCTTCTGATGATAAATTATTATTAGCAGCAGAGATTGGATATTATACTAAACAAAAAGATAGTACAATCGAAAAGATGTTAGGATATAAATTCTACGAAGCTAAAGATAAAGAAAAGAAAAGAAATACACATGGTGATAAGTTAAGAAAAGACTTTGAAGCTAATCCTGGAGACGGGGATGATTCAACCGATGCTAAAAGAAGAGCACAATTTAACAAACAAGCTGAGATGGATGACGATGACCCAAGAGCATATAAAGATGCACCTGGTGATAAAAAAGCTAGAAAGAAAGGATTAAAACCATCTAAGTTTACAACGAGGTATAAACAAATGTATGGTGAAAGTATGACATTCGAGGACTTTGTCGCAGAAAATAAAGGACAAGTTCAAGCTGCATTGAAAAAGAAATCAAAGGCGACTGGGGTTTCTATGAGTATATTAAATAAAGTTTTTGACCGAGGATACGCTGCATGGAAAGTTGGACATAAACCTGGTACAACTCCAAATCAGTGGGGACTTGCTCGTGTGAATTCTTTCTTAACTGGTGGACCAGTTTGGCACAAATTTGATAGTGACCAAGCTAAGTTAGCAAGAAAAGGCGGATTTAGTCCGAAAGGATAATGTCTGATTTTAAGTTAACTCCAGCAAGAGAGAAAGAATTAGAAAAGATTGCAAAAGATTTACCAGATAAATCATTTAAAGATAAATATGGTAAAGATTGGAAATCAGTTAAAATAGCTACTGCTATGAATATTTTAAAAAAGAAATTAGGTTTTAAAGAGGAAAATAAAATGAAATTTAAAGAACTAAGAGAAAAACTTGGTAAGATGTCTGGCTCCAAGTTAACTGGCCAAGAGATTTCTGTATACTACAGAAAGAATCCAAGTGCTAAGAAAGCTGCTAGAGATCCTAAAGTCAAAAAGGCGATTGAGTTTGCTTTAGACCACGGTGGTGCTATGACTTACGCAATCAAAAATATCGAAAAGATGAAACGTGGATTAGCAAGTCATCCAGAAGTTGCTAAAGCATTAGAGTTTGCAAACTTTGGTGAAGATGTAGTAAAAGAAGCTTTATCTAAGCTTTCATTAAAAGAAGGAACTTGGCACATACCAGATACAATTGAAGAATTAAGAATGGTTATTGCACTACTTGCTAAACCAAGATATGCTAAGAACGCAAATGATGTTAAGAAACTAATTGGTGTATTACCAATTGGTGATGATTCTTTATACGATATATTAGATTCTTATATGTACGAACCAGGTGGAACACAAGAAGTAGATAGACCTTTAAAGAAAGCAACTGGTACATTTAAAAACGGAGTAATTAATATGTCACACATTATAGGTGATACATTAGTTCAGGAAAGATGGATAACTGGTAAAAGAAGAGGAAAAGCTTTTGATGTGACTGGTCACTTCTTTGGTTATATTTTTGGAGATGATAACCCAGAAAACTTTAAAGACTTACCTTACGATTTGAAAAAAGAAACAGATTTTCAACAAGCTGAATTCTCACAAGAATCAAAAGAAAATATCGAAAGAATGAAAAAAGAAAATATCTTAAAAAGAAAATCTGGTAATGAAAAACGTAAAAAACTGGTGAGGTTGCCAATATGAAAATGAGAGACATCGTTCGTAAGCATAAACGCGAACTACAAAAAGCCCAAAGGACTGGTCAGTTAGAGTTATCTCGTAAAGCTGAAGAAGACCTTATGCAATGGGCTATGGATAATGGCGAAGTGAATACTGACGATGAAGATGATTTTATTGATTGGTTAGATAATAACTTAGATGATATTCTAAGAGGAAAAATCAAAGAATCAGTAAACGAAGCAAGACTTAGCCGAAAAGAACAAATCATAGCAGATGCTGAAAGAAAACTAAATTTTAAAATTAAAGAACTTCAGTATTTAAAAATGAAAAAAGAAATGGAAGCAGAAGGTCTTTGGGCTAACATTCACGCTAAAAGAAAGCGTGGTGAGCGTATGCGTAAGAAAGGAGAAAAAGGTGCACCAACTGCAGATGCAATGGCAAAAGCAAAAGCTGGTTCTAAAAATGGTAGCACAAGCGAAGCTCTAATGCTTTCTCCATCACAAAAACCTATGATGAAAAGGGTAAAAGCTAGATTTCCTAGATTAAAAGACGATACAAAAAAAGAAATTGTTATGTTAGTTAAACCGGGAAGTACAATTAATTCTAGACGTTTTGTTGAATTAGGTCAAGCTTATGATGATATGGATATGAAAAAGTTAGACCAA